TCATAGGCATACACCAGAATAGTGAAGTAGAGATACCAGCTGAGAATCTACCTTGGGCACAGACAGTAGTGCCTGTAACTCAGGGTGGGACGAATGGATTAGGAAATATCTTAGGGATACAACCTGGCGCTCGGGTGTTCGGTATATTTATGGATGGTCCAGATTCTCAGTTACCATTGATTCTTGGTTCCATGCCAAAGTACGAAGACGCTTCACCTGGAGACAGATCTACGAATCAACTTGCACGTGGTACAAATACTTTAGCCGCAAGAAAAGTAACACAAGGTACTGACCCAACTAAGACAGCAAACAATGAACCCTTTGATGAACCTGATTCTCCATACGCTGCGGTTTATCCAAAGAACTTTGTGCACGAAACTCCTCGTGGCCACGTAATCGAAATTGATGATTCATTTACTACTGACGCTGATGGTAATGAAACTGACCATTCACGTATTCACATCTATCATCGTTCCGGTTCATTTGTTGAAATGCATCCAAATGGAGATGTGGTCACTCATCATAAGAATGGGTTTAAGACAGTGCACGGTAACGATAAAGTCTATATCACCGGTGATTTAGATATTACAGTGGATGGAAATATGAACTTAACAGTTGGTGGTAACGTAACTGAATCTATCACAGGTAACTTAGACATTGATGCAGCAAGGATCGATCTGAACTAATGGCTCACCAGTTTGAAATATTGAATCAAGGTAAAATAATAGTCTACAGTAACTTTGACGATATTCCAGAGTCTTTTGAAAATTTAATTCGATTCGCACCTGAGATACCACCTGAGCCACATACTGAAGAACAACATCATGAAATAGATCAGTGGAATAAACGATTACAAATACTTATGAGAAGAGAAACAAAATAATGCCAGCTGTTACAAGAATTGGAGACGCAGACGTACCACATTGTTCCGCAATGACTCGTGCTGCAGGATCTTCTAATGTGTTTGTAAATGGTATTGGTGTAAGCAGACAGGGCGATAATAACACTGGGCATTTATTGCCACCAGTGCCATGTCCATCTCACGCGGCTCCGATTACAACTGGATCAACTACAGTGTTTGTAAATGGTAAAGGGTGTGGAAGAATTGGAGATGGAATCACCGGTTGTACATCAGTAGCAGCAGGTTCTTCGAATGTTTTCGCTGGATAAGGTATAAATAGACTCATGGCACGTGTATTTTCGACAGAAGACGGTAACCTACAAACTGCTAGTATTCTTACTAGCAGAATAAAAACTTATAGTGACATCGATCTAACGTTTGCTAAAAAATCGAATAATGATATATTTAAGAAGAACGATGCAGCGGCGGTTAAACAGGCAGTAAAAAATCTACTGTTGACTAACTTTGGTGATAAACCATTCGAACCATTCTTTGGTGGAAACTTAAACGCGTTCTTGTTTAATCTCGATACAGAGTTCGATAATGAAGATATAGAAGACGCGGTTGCGCAGGCTTTAGCGAATCACGAACCTCGAGCGATACTACGCCAGGTTATAGCAGACATAAAGCCTGATCAAAATACCGTGACTGTAAAAGTAAAATTTCAAGTAGTAAACGTGGCTGAAACACAAGAAATAGTAATAGACCTAGTGAGGGCAAGGTAATGGCTGTTATAAGATCTTCCGATCTTGATTTTGATACGATCAAGTCAAACTTAAAAACATTTTTTCAAGCTCAGCCGGAATTTGCTGATTACGATTTTGATGCATCGGGTCTCTCGAATATCTTAGATGTCTTAGCGTATAACACTCATCTCAATGGTCTAACAGCTAATTTTGCTATTAATGAGTCATTCTTAAAATCTGCACAATTGAGATCCTCGGTCGTCTCACACGCAGAAACACTAGGTTATTACGCTTCGTCAAAGACAGCCTCATCCGCTGTTGTTACTATTACAGCAGCGACTTCGGATACCGTTACCGCATCAGCTGTACTTCCTAGGAATACAGAATTTACTGGTACACTTGGCGACACGTCGTTTACTTTTCAAACAACCGAGGCATTTACTGCGACGAATGATGGATCAGGTAACTTTGCTTTTAAGGACGACAATGGTCTATCAAACATTACCATCAAGGAAGGCACAAGAAAGACTAAAAACTTCATTGTAGGTGAAATCACAGAAAATCAAGTATATGTCATACCTGATGTTAACGTTGACAAATCAACCCTGCAGGTTAAAGTTTTTGATACCGTATCATCGAGTTCATTCACAACTTACACAGATATCGAGAACACCGTAAGAATCACTCCAGAATCTACGGTATTCATCATACGTGAAACTCCGAACGGATTCTTTGAATTAATCTTTGGTGAAGGAAACGTTTTAGGAAAAAATCCAACTTCAGGTAATAAGATTGAAGTTACCTACATAGCATCAAATGGAGCAGATGCAAATGGAATATCTTCGTTTACTGCTGATTCAACACTCACCATTGGCTCGACAACGGTTACTCCAACAGTTACGGTTGTGTCAAATTCAGCTGGTGGAGCCGAAAAAGAATCGATAGAATCTATTAAGCTAAACGCACCAATTGTTTTCGCCTCTCAACAAAGATTAGTGACGGCTGAGGATTATAGGGCTATTATTTTACAAAGGTTCTCTAATCTCATAGATGCTGTAGCAGCTTGGGGTGGTGAAGATAACATTCCAAAAGAAACAGGTAGTGTATACGTATCTCTAGACTTTAAAGACGGTATTACGTCTGACGTTCAAACGACTACCAAGAACGCGATTCGAAATGATATAACTGATAATCTTGCTATCATGTCTATCGATACAGAATTTGTAGATCCGATTACCGCACTCGTTGAAGTGACGGTAACTTTTGATTTCGATCCAGATCTTACGAGCACGACTCTCGAAACGCAACAAGAAAATATCAAGTCTGCTGTCAATACTTTCTTTACCGATAATCTTGGAACGTTTAATAAGACGTTTAGAAAGTCAGCACTGCTTGCTACCATTGATGCTCTTTCTCCAGCTGTTCTTAACTCAGCTGCAACCGTAAAGGTTCAAAGATCTTTTACTCCATCGCTGAATACTACAGCGGATTACACGATCGATTTTCCGATGCTTATTGCTTCGCCTGACGATGAAAATCGTATTATAACTTCTTCCACGTTTACTTTCGGTGGAAACACGTGTATCTTAAGAAATAGATTATCAAGCAACATCATGGAAGTTTTTGATCAAACTAACGAAGCAGTCGTTGTTGATAACGTAGGAACTTATGACGAATCAAATGGTTCAATAAAACTGAATGGATTTGGGACAACTCTCTCAGCGATCACTGGAGGTTCAATAAAAATCTCAGTGGTTCCCGCTAACCAAGAAACGATCAAACCTCTAAGAAATTATATCTTTAATGTGGATAATACTAAGAACATCGCGATTGGTACTATCGATCAACAAAACACAGAAACGACTCTAACAGTATAGGCCGGGTGAATGAAGGTAGAAAAAAATAGAAGAGATCCGGTTATCTCTACTGAGTTCTCGACTCAAGTTTTGCCTGAGTACTACATTGAGGATAACTCAACTCTTGTAACTTTCTTAGAAAAATATAATCAGTTCTTAGATAGTGCCGAAGGCGATAATAACTTTCATCATCAGACTCAAGCTTTGTTTGCTTCGAGAGACGCGGCTGAAGTTGACTTAGGTTTACTTGATGAGATTATTGGTGAGATTGGTAACGGTCTCACAAGAGCGAGTTTCTTTGAAAAACCAAGACTCATGGCTCGACTGCTTGGTAACTTTTACCAGCAGAAAGGCGGTAGAGTCTCGGCCGAAGGATTCTTTAGAGGATTCTTTGGAGAAGAAGTTGATGTCACCTACGGTAAGAGAGACATGTTTATCGTAGCAGATTCACGTATCGGATTCGAGTCTGCTAAAAAGATTCAAGACAACAACGTGTTTCAGGTTTTATCAATATTGATAAAATCTGGTATCTCAGTCTCAGACTATGAGTTATTATATAAGAGATTTGTTCATCCAGCTGGATTTAATTTTGCTGGTGAGGTTCTTCTATCAGGAACCGCAGATCCAGGAATAATTGTAACCACACACAACCCACTCGACTCTGAAGAATTGGCTCTCACAGTTGAGCCTGCGGCCGCGGCTCTGTCTCTGCTTGGTACTGGGTTTGGAGAAACAACAGGGTTGCAAGATTCTAGTGATGGTGTACAATTCCGTATCGACTTTAAGCAGGCTGAGATTCTTAGATACTCACAGGATTCAGATCTCACTGCTAACTTGTTCGTTAAATACTACGATGATATTAAGACATTGGTCAATCCGAACTCGTTCAGATTTGATGACAGCGCTAACTCAGGTAGACCAGACTTTGCTATGACGGTAGAAACAATGGACAATGATGTATTTACACGAATTTCATCAGATTCTGCGATATAAATAAGAGAAACAGGATTAGAAAATGGCAAGACAAAATATAGGAATCGGATCATCAGCCAACGACGGTACTGGAGATACCCTTCGCACCGCTGGTGAAAAGATAAATGAAAATTTCGTTGAGGTTTATCGCCTACTTGGTGGCGATAGCGATAACCTGTCTGCGCAAATAACTTTAGAAGATAGTGCTGTAGTATTTGAAGGTGCTACCGCGGATGCGTTCGAAACTCGTTTGGTTGCAAGTAACGTAGGTGCTGATGTTAAGATCACACTGCCAGATTCAAATGGTGTGGTAACATTAAACGGAGCTGTACAAACTCTTACGAATAAAACTCTTACGAGTCCAGCAATCACCACACCATCTATCACTACGTCAATTAACGATGCGAACGGTAATGAATCAATTAAGTTAACCGCAACTAGCTCAGCTGTGAATGAAATTACAGTTATTAACTCTGCTAGTACAAATGCCGTTCAGGTTAACGCAACGGGAACAGCGACAAACCTTAACTTAAATTTGAATGCAAAAGGTACAGGTTCAGTTGAAATAAGTAAGGCTGCTTATGAGGCAGTTGAGATCACAGCGAATGGTGCTGCATCATCCGCGGCTACTATGATCATATGTAATAAAGGATCAGCCCTCGCAGTGTCTTTGGCTAATGGCACAACAACTGGTGAATATAAAATATTTACGAATAAAGGCGCCGGTGTAGCAACTATTACTCCAGCTAGTTTTGCCGCCGGTACAAGTTTTGCGATTGCTCAAAACGAAGGAGCAACATGTATCTGGGACGGATCCAACTGGTTCCTAGTGGGCAATCAATCAGTAACGACGGTGGCATAATATGACAGCAATTGTAACAGACGCATTTAAACATAAGATCGCTGAAGATCTTTTTACTGAGCTTGGTAACGCAAGTGATGCGAATGAATTTTATATCGGTATCGGTAAGACGGATCAGTACGATTCTTCTGATACTACCATTACGCCATTAAGACATCAGTTCGACGATAGAATCGCAAGAGGTAATCTCGAATCGGTTAAGAAAGTTACGGCACAGTCTTTTGTCGTAGCTCGTAATAACTGGACATCTGGCACGACGTACGATGCTTGGAACGATAAACAGGTTGGCTACTCAACAAACCCATACTATGTCTTAACTGAAGACAACGAAGTCTACATCTGTTTACAGCAAAGTAAGTCTGCCACCGGTACTCCTAATCCCTCAACTGTGAAACCGAGTTATACCAACGCTGCAGCAAATGCGAATCATTCGTTTAAAACTTCAGATGGATACCGTTGGAAGTTTTTATATTCAATCTCAGCGGGTGACGCGACTAACTTCTTGACTTCGGCATTTATCCCGACTCAGAAAATTACTGTTGACTCAGCTTCTACTAACGCGTTTACGATTCTACAAAAGAACGTTCAAAGCACAGCTGTTCCAGGTCAAATCATGGGTGTTGAAGTCGTGAATGGTGGTGATGGTTATACGTCTGCACCAACGATTACCTTCGGTGGTAATAACGACTCAGGTGAAGCTGCATCAGCAACCGCCTTTATATCTGGTGGTGCTATTGTAAAAGTTGAGATGACTGGAACGTTT